TGCCGGTATGAACTCACCGCGCGCCGGCGCAGGTCGTACGTCAGGCGCACGTAATGACCACCCTACCGTTAAGCCTACAGCACTGATGCGGTGGCTGGTAAGACTCGTTACACCACCAGGTGGAACTGTACTTGACCCGTTCACGGGTAGCGGTTCAACAGGCAAAGCCTGTGCGATTGAAGGGTTTGAATTTATTGGTTTTGAAATGGACCCGCATTACTGCGAGATTGCAGAACAACGTATTAAAGCCCGCGCATAGCGGGCTATTTTTCAAAGTTATCGCGGTACCAGTCCTGCCAGTCGTATACCGTCAGCTTTCGCTTCGTGGCACACTCTGTGTTCTGGTTTTCAATCACGATACTTTCATCAGTGTTTTCCGGTGCTTTTTTCGATAATTCGCACACCGGACCGGTCATCTCGGGCGATGGCTGAGTCGGCATCAAGGGCGGACTGACGCAACCGCTGATACTCATCGTCAAAATCACACTTAGTACGATTCGGATCCTGAACATATTTCACCACGTCTCTGTATACGGTACGATATTTAATCTCAGTGACAGTTTTTACAGCCTGTGACTGAGATTGCGATTTACTTTGCCGTCCTTCAGCTTTCTGCTTTTTCTGAGCCGCCTGAGCATTCATTTTATCAGCATGTGCTGACCAGCCAGCACGATAAGCGAAAGTATGGCTACCAATGACGACTAGTAATGCGGCAATACCAATATAAAGCTTTTTCACGTACAGCCTCCTGTGATAAGAAACGGCATAGTAGTGCAAGGCTGAAGATGCACAGGGTTACCCACGAAGGGAACCATGCGCCGTAATATTCATTCACTGCATCAAGGATCAGACCGACGATAAGCGCCCATACTGACCATGATTTAATTGGTGTACTCACCGTCATATTTTAATGGCTCCGCGCCGATACGTTGCAGATACTGGTCAACACTGAGTTTACCCAGACATAACTGATTGTTGTTTTGTGCGCGTGTCCACACACCCATGCAGCGACTTGATTTAATCGAACAGTCAACTTTTACACCGTCCACACGTGTGAATCGCCATTTAAGGATTTCATCACAAGCGTCTTTCAGACGGTTCTGAGTGAGATACTTTCTGGCCGTGCTACTATTGAAATTAGTTTCCCCGTACTGGTATAACCAACTGCCGAAAGCAATATTCACCCTGTCAGGTAACTGATGGGGTATTTTTTCAAGCGGTTTGGTATGACTCAGTATCGCCTGCAGATTCATGTTTTTGCATTGTTCCGCAGTAAACGTCATTCCCATCTTGATATTCGCACCTGTCACACCGCTACACACCGTCGCTACACCACCCTGGTCTTTATATACAGTCTGACGCAACCCTTCCACAGCGGGGATTGCAAGGAGAAGAACCGCAATTACTCGCTTATTTACCTTGTTCATTGCGGATTTCCACCTTCAGATCTTTCGTACCCTGGTGAAGAACAGCCGTCCACAACCAGCCTACAAACGCCAGTGCGCCCGCTGCGGCAATCGCTTTCATTACGTGAGCATAAATAGGTGTTCGTTTTTCTGCTGACAGACGACGATCACGAACCCACATCATATCGGCGTGGTGTTCTTCCGGTCGCATAAGGTCAATTCCCGCAGCGCGTAAGTTCTCTTTTGTCACAATTACCGATGACATTTCAGAAAGCTTACGGTCTACCTGTTCGACTTTTTCGCCTATAGTTGACATTTTATGCGATAGCTCCCGCGTGATAATAGACTGGGTTTCTACCGCCTCTGTAAGCCTTCCTATTTGCTGGTGAAGTTGTGAGTCATTCATGTTACTATCCATAGGTGAATATTTACTCACAGTGTAACCTGAAACCGGGAAACGTACAAACGGCGGTTTTTAGGATAAATCTTAACATTCCTTAGAGGGTGATTTCAATGGCTGATTCATGCGGCGATTACATCAGCGCTGACGATCTGAAAGCTGGTAAACAATCAATACTTCATATTGAACACGTGGCAACCAGCAAAGATTCTCAGGGGAATCCTGTATTAAGTGTCACTGACACTATCCGCGGAAATGAAGTAACAAACACGACCCTTGATGGACTATTTGCTAACATCGGATTCCGTCCGGTTAACGGATCGTTTGAAGATGGGGGGACTATTATTAATCGCTGGGACGTTCTGCTTTATAAAGCGAACGGATCCTATTACCAGTGGAGCGGTACGTTACCTAAAACCGTAGCGCCCGGAAGTACACCAACTGCCGAAACAGGCTGGATTGACAGAACTGATTTGACAGCTTACAACCGTGTTTTCGAAACACTGGCTGAAACAGACGGACTGTCTAAAATCGGTACACCTTTTGGTGTTGACGCACTTACATATTGTGGTGTAGGCAGAGGAGCAGATCCGCGTTTCTTTGGTTATACAGACGACGCCACGGCAACTGAAAAAACAGCGGCCGTGTTAGCCGCGTTTAATTACAGTAATACACATAAATGCGGTGTGGCACTTTACGAATTTTTTGAAGTGACCAATACTTTCTCACTTGAATCCCACGCTGATTATTCTGTATTCGGAAGCGGTGGAATTATATCTAAGGGAAGCGGTACGGCATCTATCGACATGAAAAACTGTCGAAACGTTAAATGGCACCCTGGTACATCTCTCACAAACGCAGGAACTTATACTTACGGATTTAAAGTATGGGGTGATTCGACTACAGGAACATCGCTGAACAGTTTCGGCACGGTTATTGTTGGTTATCCTGTAGCTTACCGTTTTGGAGACACCGCATATCCCGACGCCTTATGTTCAGAAATGGTTGTTCATAACGGTTATACGTTTAATTGTCGCCGTGTATATGAAGCATACGGATCGCAAGCCGTAATAGAATTTAACCACTACCAGATGCTTGGTCAGGCACCGACGACTGTGGGCACTAATATTCAAGGTATAGGTGATAACTGGGGTGCAGTGATTCACATCAACGGTGGAGAAGTCATTACAGCTACCGACCCGTTAAGTCAGGCTTTCCGCTCTTTTCCTATTAACTCTCCGGGTTATGAACACGCTTACGGTACGGTTTATATTAACGGTGCTGCAGTTGAATGTCGCGGATTATGGTTCATCGCATATAATCCCGATGGTGTAGCCTCACCTTCTGAAGGATCAGGTGGAATCATTATGGATTCATGTCATGGGTTCGCGGCATTCGATGGTGTCAACATTCAGGTCGCAGGGGCGTTTACAGGTAAAGTGGTAATTGATAAAAGCTGTAAATTCCATCGCTTGACAAACAAACCAAGTGCGATGGTCATCGCATCGGAAAATGCTTATCCGAAATGTGATATTTCCGATGATGCATTTGATGATAATTTCCCTAAAGGTTTTCAAAAATATAACGGAACTTGTGTTCCTAAGTTTACTTACCGGAGAATTGGTTTAGTAAGTAATCTTTCCGGTCAGAGTATCGCTGGCGGTGGTAACCAGACGGACTTACGTTTTCAGAATATCGATTCTACAGCACTACAAGATAATGGAATGATGATAGATAACTATGTTAAAACGTCCGGTGTATTCACAGTACCTAAAGGCGGTTTAAAAAATGTATGTCTGTATGTTCAATGGGACGTTGGTTCAGGTCATGCTGGTTCAACTCTTTATGTTATGACTAACCTTACAAATCCGGTTGCCGTAATAAACGGTGATTTGAGGTTGATTACAGGTTTTGTACAAATGGGAAATTTAAATGAAGGTACCACCATTTCATTACGCTATCAAAATGGTGGTTCAACCTTCAGTTCATTTAGTAAAAACGACGATTATTTTGCTTTATTCTGCTCCCGATAAGTCGTCCTGATAATAACGTGCATCGTAATTGATGCACGTTAAGTCAACCTGATAATTATTATCTTTACCTGATGGTTGCATGCTTTGTACAAGCATTGCAAGTTTTGTACGCGAATCGTCACTGCGTATTACATAACTTGTTCTGTCTCTTAACCAGCCTGTGTATATGTCTTCTGAAGGATAGTAAGACATCACTACTTCAAAATCATTTTCACCCGCTGAAACAGGAATGTTTTCTAAGTCACCTAAAGTATGCGTCAATGTTATAGTGTAATTATTACCTGCAACAAATTGAACTGGGTCACTTAATGTAAGTTTTAACCCGTCCACGTCTGTTATTACACCTTCCATTTGCATATTTCTTGTGTTATCAATCATATCTACACGCATCCCAGGTGACGCCTGCAAACCAATACTTAATGTGGTGCAATCATGTGTTACACGTTGATAACGTAGTTTATTATATTCTCGATTAGCACGAACGTTAGCTAACCATGGTGATTGACATGACAACAACTCTATTTTATATAGGTTGGTAGGTTCACCTTTATTTATATAAAGATAAGATTTTTCAGTATGATCGAAATATTTAACTTGTACACCTGTGTAATCTTTCGGAGGTGAAAAACTACGGGTTCTTTTATCGCTGTCAGGTACTTTAAAAGCATGACCAAACTGCATTGTTGATGTATTCTGAGGTAATTCAGGCCAAAAATAAAGAACACTACCTATCTGATAAGGTGTAACGTTTACAGAACTACAAATTATCTGTAATGCTTCTTCATAAGTTGTATCCTGATTATCAAAAGTATACCCTACTTCAATAGACCTGATATCACCAAAATAATCAAGTATTTGTTGCTGTGTCTCATATAAAGATTCGACATCTATCGTTGTCTCATCTCGTCTTCCAAAGAAAGGATCCGTATGCATTGACATAATGACATCAGCAAAATTTCTACTAGCCACGCCGTTGTAAATTCTGGTGGCTAACATGTTTAGTTTTCTTTCTTTTTGCTTTAATGCGGAGTTTGTAGCTTTAGTCACACTGTGTACGAGCGTTACGTCGCCGTAAGAACGAGGAGTTATGTCAGAGATAGCATATAAATCTCGCCATTTTACCGAGTCAACTACAGTACCTTCAAAGTTTTTATCGGTGTAATCCGTACGTCTGACATAAACGTTAACTGGTCCTGTAAAAGGATTATTCACTATTAATGTATTACCTACAGCCTCCGTATATCTTCCGGCAACATACATCGGATAAACTACGCTAGGTCTGCTACCTGTCGGATCTTCAAGAATCACATCGAAAGCTACAGTAAAAGGATATACATCACCATTTGTTTTGTAGATACCACTCTGAGCATACAGGTTTACCATTATTTTATCGGCATTTTTTAACAAATATGGTCCAACAGCATAAGGTGTAGGGCTATTAACAGATGGACTAAATTTAACTAACGTACTACTACCTGAGTTTGTAAATTCCCAGTTACCGTCGCTCCTCAAATAAGCCTGAGTAATTGCGTTCTGACCCGCTGGTGAAAAATATGACCACCCCGGTCTACCTGATGTATTTACTATAAGTATGTTCTCACCGGCTGAAACAACAGTGTAACTACCACTCAGATCGTTTCTTTTAAAAGTATTGGCCGGAGAAGAATTCGGAGTAAAACTATAAAAGTCAACAAGGTTTATATTTCCACCGGCGGGTACAAAATCAGACCAGTCAATCACAGTATCCGGTGTAGAAGATATATAACTTGTCAGCTGACCTGTACTGTAGACATCAAACGATGCTTTCGTAACATCAGCATAATTTGAAGGTTTTAATTCAGCACCATCGGCCTCATTTGATGATTTAGCTATAACAATCGGAAAATTATTTAGGTCTATGTCTCCCCCTATTTTCAAATAAGGTTGACCAGCCCCCGGAGCGTTTCCATTTTTATAGAAGCTAAGTTTTTCACCGCTTATATTTTCAGCAGGTGTGATACCGTCTAGAATATCCTCAAGTAAATATTCACCGGTTCCAACACATAAAAACTGAACTTCATATTCAGTGCGCTCAATGAAAAGCTTGTAATTCATAAGAAGATCTGGGTAAGATCTTACATAACCTCGTATGTCCGCAATTCTGGATCCGGCACGTGGGCTATTGCTTCTACCCTGTAAATCATTGTTTGATGATATTCTGTTATTACTGCCAGCAAGTGCGGTACCTGACGCGCCCGGTGATAAAATCAAAACTGCAGCTACAGCAACAATAGCCGCAATAATATAAGGTACAAATACTGCAGCCGGACCCCTTGGTAACTCTACAACAATATAATCTGCATCATTTTTCATAACACAATCTGGGTCTTTTCTCCATAGATTTGTTATATCATTATCTTCAGTTACAGAATTTATATATAATTTAAGTCCCCGTGGTCTGATGCTACCGACAGGCCATTGTTCTAGCATCCAGGTTGCAAGGTTTTCGTGTTCATATAATTCAGGTTCACAACCCGGTTGAAAGTAAAGAATTTTAGCCATTATATCGCCCGTATCGAATGATTTCGTGTGTTAATTTTATCATTGCTGAGGTGGATCGTATAGTCTGCCCTGGGCCACCAGTTATCGGAAAAAAACAGTGATGAATCATGCCGTTATCCCAAACACCTATATGTAGACCACCAACATGTTTATTACGCATAACCACTAAATCGCCATGCTTTGGTTTATCTACAGGTGTGAAGTTTTTACGCATCCATTTAACAAACTTCATATCCCAGTTTTTAGAATCAACAAATTTTATTTCTTCACTTTTTTTGTTGATTGAATACCACTGTGAAACCTCATGTGTACAGTTCCATGTTTCACTATCGTAACGATCCCCTATCATGTTGTGTAGGCCAACAAAGAAGGGAAACGTTCAAAAGAAAAAGGTTCACCTGTACCGGAATAGTTTGTTAAAGGTGGGCTAGCTGTAAAGGTACAACCTTCTGAAGTAAAAGATATGTCATTTGCTTGTAAAGTGTAAGGGCCATCCTGTATGTCAGAAATTGTACCATCTTCCCTGTAAACAAAAGTTCGCAGCACCACGCTGGGTTTTTCTTCAGTTTCAAGCGGTATCAGGTCAAGACGTGTAGCAACGATTTCATTTAAATCCTGGATCGTGAATGCGAAATCTTGAGAAAGGTCATTTTGCTTAGTTGCTTTAGTTACAGACATGGGCACATACAAATATTCATAACTGTTACCATCCTCATGTATGGCTGTAAAACCCGGATATACTGATGTAATATAAACAGCAGAATCCCACCATGAATGACTTATTTCAACACCGTCGACAACCCCTTTACCTGTTGTAGCGACGGTAAGTAACTCTCTTAATTCAGGTTTCATCCCACACCTCATTAAGTAATTCACCAAGCTTTATAATTTCCTGTATCGCTGATGCACTTTTATCACCGAAACAAGGCATTATGAGTTGGCGAGTCATAGCTGCACATCTGTTGAACACAGGTACGGCTTCAAGACTTAAATCTACAGTACCGTGCCAACCGATAGTATTCACCTTTGGTAATTCTACAATTTGCACAACGTGAGTTTGTATAACACCATTTATAAAAAGATTCATTGTGAAACGCTTTGAACCTTCCGCGATAGTGTAATTATAAAAGTCATCCCACCATTGAAGCTTGGCGGGATTTGATAAAGTTAAAGTACAACTAACTTTAGCTGGACCACCAAAAGTGCTGCGATTCAGACGAGATAAAGTACCCGGGATATTAGATTTTGTTACGCCCCAAGGCGGTACATAAGAATATGAGTCACGTTCCGGTAAAAACATTTCGCCGGCATAACGTAGTTCTGGCAACTCATCCATTATGTCTTCCTCTTAGCGACGTAGTTGGCTTTATATGCTTTATTGGTCTTACTGTACGGATTACTAAACTCGCGTTCATTGATGCGTGGTACTTCCTGACCGATGATCAATCTTACACGATTTTCATCAAGTTGTTGAGTACTTACCTGGTCGTTACCGTAGTTAGAAACTTCAACGGTCATACCGCCATTACTCTGACCACCGTCATATGTGCCGGCCCGCATCGCTGCCAGTTCGTTACGATACTGACGCGTCTGCTGTGAAGGCATTACATATTCGCCGGCACTCAGACGCGCGGGGATGCTGTCAGATGTTCCTGTACCTGCACCCGATACATACCCACCTGTTGCGAATCCTGTTGCGGCTACGCTACTCAGGCTGCTCAAAATACTTGTACCTTGCGCTAAAGCACCAGCAATGAAAGGTATGTTGAAAGGGAAACCAACTGACATTGCTTTACTGACGTTTTGCCATAATGAGATACTGGCTGACGCGATGGCAAATGCTTTTTGTGCCAGGAACATCGATTTATACAACGCTGACTGTTCACCTTTTGAATTTTTAAGTAAATCGGCAAGTCCGCCAAACAGGTCGCTTGTTGCTGACAGTAACAACGCATTGTTTGACATCATAATGTCATTACGCTGTTGTTCGCCTGACTGTTGAATCTGAGTTTTCAACTGCTGATATTGCTGTTCGTTAATCAGATCCTGTTGACGTGACTGTTCAAGAATTGCCAGGCGCTGTGCCTCCTGCTGAGTCACAGCATCCAGTTGACCCTGCACAGGATTAAGTTCAGCACTTGTATCAGTTGAAATTTGACTTACCTGTGCGGCAAGCTGTTTAGCCTGTTGTTGCTGATAAAGAGATGCCACGTAATCATCTACAGCTTTTTTCTCAGCATCGGTAGCGTCTTTGTTGAGGCGTGATTGCGCTTCGGTTTGCTTTGACTTAAGTTCAAGCTGATCCTGTATCTGGATAGATTTCAGATAAGATGCGCTAAGGTCTTCAACGGACTGACCTTGTTTAAGCGACTGTGTTACCATTTCCTGTGCGCGCTGAACGTCAAACTGGCCTGCGGCGGTTTTATCACGTAAAGTTTTAATGTATTTCTCATTTGCAGCCTGATTACGTGCTAACTGATTAGCTTCACGTTTAGCCGCTGCAGCAGCATCAGACGCTTCTTTCTTATTGGCTTTAACTTCAGCTTTATATTCGGTCTGTTGTTTCAGTAAAGCAGAATACGCGCTGATTTGTTCTTTAGTAGCGTTCGCACCAAGTTTTGCTGAAGCCGCGAGATCGTAATTGCCTTTTGCCAGGTTAGTCGTGTAATCCAGTTGTTCTTTCAGATTATCGATTTTTTTCTGCGCTTCAGGATCTTTCGTCGGCTGTTTTTGCGGTCCGGTTGCTGACTGTAAATCTCCTGCTAACTGTGCGGCCAGTGTAGCCAGACGTGCCATTGAATTAATCTGGTTTTCAGTCTCTTTAATGGCAGCTTTCTGATTGTTGATCTGTTCGAGCAGATACTTACCGTACATGGAAGTTTTATCACTCAGTCCATCGTACACTTCCTGCTGACGCTGTAACGTACCATTCTGGGTCAACAACTGACGGTTCAGTTCATCTGTACCGGTTGATGTACCGTTAAGTTTTTTAGTCCAGTAATCCAGCGCTTGGTTAACACCATCAATGGACTTAGCCAGTCCCTGTGACAATCCTAGTTTGTCATTCAGCGCATCGACCGCCACGCCCAGGTTGTTAAGTAATGCCTCAGACGCCTGTGCAACTGTACGTGGCAACTTAGCAGCCTGTGCATCCAGATCGTCAAAGTTGCCGGCGAGTTTAAGTAATACGTCCTGGTTCAGTTTTCCATCGGTCGCCATCTGGCGAAGTTCGCCGCGCGTAACTCCCAGTTTTTTAGACAGAGCATCCAGCACCACGGGTAAGTTTTCAGAAACAGATCTGAATTCATCACCCTGTAAACGACCTGATGCGAAAGACTGACTTAACTGGTAAATAGCTGCTGACGCTTCCTGACTTGATGCGCCAGAAACACGCGCCATCGTTTGCAGGTTAGATATCAGTTTGATTACCTGATCGTTACTCACACCGATATCTTTACCTGCACTTGCAAAACGTGCAAAGCTGGCCGCAGTATCCTGTACACTCACACCAGCCCGGTTTGATACATCGACCAGTTGCTGGAATACAGCGTTAGCCTGTTGTTGTGACGTGGTGTAAAGCGCTATACGCGACTGTAACAGGTTAATGCTGTCAGCAGTTTCAATGAAGGCTTTAGCCCACTGTGCTGCTTGCTGAACAATCTGTAATCCGAGGAATGCTTTACCCGCTGTAACAATTCCCTGAATAGCATTTTCAGTTTTATTATACGGTGCAGGATCAGGTAGTTTCTGACCGGCAAGGGTGTTATTGATTGCGGCTAATTCTTTCTTTGCCTGCGCTTCCTGTTGAGTTGCTTTGCGGATCTCAGCACTGAGACGTTGATATTCTTTCTGACGTGCGGCTGATTCGGCAGAACTGCTGTTAAGCGATGACTGAGAAGCTATCAGGCGCGACTGTTCCTGCGCCACAGCTTTTGTTGCCTGTGCGTTTGCCAGCATTTGCTGTGTAGCTTTTTGCTGTTTTACCAGCGCAGCAACCATCGCATTAGCCATTGTGTCAGTCTGTTTCTGAACCTGATCGGCAGACGAACCAATGCTGTCTAATGCTTTGTCAACCTCATTTGCCCCGTTGACTACGCGACTGGGGTCAAGCGCTATATCAATGCCGATCGCCATCAGTGAAACCTTTTTTATAAAAGTGTTGACATATAATACCTGATACGCTGTAATAGCTACAGGTTAAAATAATTGAGGATAATGTGTATGAATAGCTTTTTAGTGATTGTTTTCATTCTGTTTTACTTACTACCGTATATCATTGCGGGTATTGACCCTAACTTTAAACAGCGCGGCGTTATGTTGTTTTTAAACATTTTTACAGGCTGGTTAATGTTACCGTGGATCGCACTGATGGTGTGGGCGCTGTGGAAAAGAAAGCCGCTCAACGCGGCTTTTTGATAAGTTGTTTATTTTTACGATCGTTATCAGCCTGTACCACGGCATCAATACGTCGCACGATACGTCTGAGTAATTCAAGTGGTAATTCACATACTTCAGCGTATCTTGCGATATCAGTCCAGGCTATGTGACCACGCTCAGTCCTGCACGTAGCCAGTTCAATATAAGCATTAAACCAGGTGATAAACTGTGGTCGTATTTCCGGCGCTTTACCGGCTTTTTCAGCCGCTACATCTGGCACTGCTACTTTGCGCCTGGTGGCAAGTTTACGGATCCAGTCGTTTTCATCGTCGTTCTGTTTCTCGCCGGTCCAGAGTAACAGTGCAGTTATTCCCCCACTGCCTGATCTACCTCAGCATTACGGTAGTTAACTTCGAGCGTTGACTGTAACAGAATAGTATCAGCCAGGCGCGGCAGTGTGTGTAACAGTTCACGTGCGTTTTCTGTTGTGTATTCCAGTTCTTCATTCTGCCAGCCTACAATCAGCACGTCAGCAATAAAATTGCTAACCTGTGGGTCAGTCACGTTGTGACGCATGTCCAGGATGAACTGACCGAATTTATCACCAGCCGCCGGATGGTCAGGATTCGACTGAATGAATTCACGTGCGCGTTTACCCCACAATGGGTTGGTCACGTTGTTTTCGCACAGGGTCATGGTGAATCCCGGTGAAATCTCAATGTCAGAGGTTTCTTTGCGGTCAAAGCTGGAAAGTAAAGATGAAGGGATTTTCATTCAATGTTGCTCCGTACATGTGATTAATATTTATTTTATAGTATTGACGGCATGAATGTCAACATTGTATCCTTTAATAAGGAGGGTGGTTATGATCAGAACAAAAACGAGAGATGAGTGGATTTCAGAAGCCTTGTTAACGCATGGCGATAAGTATGGATATTCTTTAGTTGAATATAAAAATGCTCACAGTAAAGTAAAAATAATATGTAAAGATCATGGTGTATTTGAACAAACACCGGCCAACCATGTGCACGGTCAAAACTGTCCTTTTTGTTCAAGGAAGGGTAACCGTACAATTAAAGATTTCGAAAAAGAAAGCTTGAAAGTGCACGGAGACACTTATGATTACAGCCGCGTAAGATACACCAATAACAAAACTAAAGTGGAAATAATTTGTAAAACACACGGTGCGTTTTGGCAAATCCCCAATTCACACTTGCGAGGCCGTGGTTGCCCGAACTGTGGTGTGAAAAGGGGAGCTGAGAAAATAGCTTTAACTTTAGAAAAGTTTATAACAAAGTCCGAAGAGATACATCAGCATCGATACGATTACTCTTTGGTAAATTACACAAATAACAGGACTAAAGTAAAAATATCTTGTCATAATCACGGTGAGTTCTTGCAAACACCCGACTCACATTTAGCTGGTCAAGGTTGTCCAAGTTGCCGAAAAACAGGTTTTAACATTAACGGTACAGCGTTTGTTTACTTCATTATATCGGAGGACAGAGATAGTATAAAAATAGGTATTACCGGAAACGTAGAAAAGAGATTAGATCAGTTAAAAAGAGTAACACCTTTTTCATTTTCAACTTTAAAAATAATAAAAGATTCCGCAATAAATTGTAAAAACATAGAATCTCAATACCATGTCAGGTTTCAATCATCGGGTAAAAATGGCTTTAACGGATGCACAGAATGGTTAAAATATAGTAAAGAATTAATGAATGAGATTGTGGGGGTCGAAGCCCCCACATAAATTACGGCAGGTAAGGGAACAGTGTAAAGCCTACAGCATGACCCAGTTCGGTATCTTTAAAAGCTGTACCAGTTGTCGAGATCTTCACTTTCTCACCAGCTGAGATGTTACGAGCACCGTCACCTAATGTCATCGAAGGAATATCAACCATGATGGCACCTTCGTTGTTTTTCTGCAGGTATTGCAGGCCGCAGGTAGTGTTATTGCGGATCGCAGCGGCAACACGCAGATCTGTAAGAACGACTTCGGTTTCCAACGTTACTTCAAAGTTGCCCAGGTTGATGAACTGCGGGCCAAGTTTACCCAGCACCGTTTCGCCAGTCAGGTTGTTATTCACAGTCAAAGTACTGTCTTTGAAATATGACGTTTCACCGGAAGTATCACCTGTAATAAACAGACGCAGATCCGCAAAGTCAGCCGACGTATTGAAAATTTCAGTACGAGTCTGATCGAACCACTGCCCGGGTTTGCGCGTCTCGGTCATTGGTTCCATGTCCTGACCGGTGAACGACAGTTCCATTGTGGTTTTATCTTCCAGGCTGTTACCGAATGCGATTTGATTCAGTAACATGCCAGTACCGTATTCAAATGTCGCCGGATCTGTATTGTAACGTGCCTCCAGAGTAAACGGTGTACACTGGTAGTCAGCATCACCCATTGGTACGTTGCGCACGAATGAACCGATATACAGTGTCACAGCGCCGGCAGGACTGGCTGACGCAACAACACCGCTATGACGGTCAAGTGTCAACAGATTGGCTGAGATGTCACGTACACGCGCTGTACCATCTGCTGTGCTGCTGATACCGCTGAACGCAATATGCATACCTTCAACAAGATTCAGCGTAGTGAAGTCCAGGGTGGTTGATGTCAGATTACCGTTTGCATCCATATCAATATCGCCGGCTGTCGCAGTGCGACCCGCTTTATACAGACGTCCACCTGATGCTTCGGCAGTCAGACCTGTTACCGCGATGTTCGTTGACGTCGAACCTGAACCAACAGTTTTCAGACCGTTGTTCGATTCAATATCGAAACCTGCAGCAAAAACTTTATCACCCTGAACGAATGACGCGCCGCCGGACGCAACGGTATAACCGCTGGTCGTAACCGCCGTGGCTGCTGTCGCGTTTGGATTGTTGCCTTTCCACACGGAAAACAGTAGTGCATCGCAGAAATAAGCCAGCATATCAATGTTTTGATCGCAGGTAATCTGCGCTTCGGCAGACAGCGAAACGATCGTACCCTTACGGGCCATACGATCCAGGCTTAACGGCTGACTGGACGTGGTATCAAGAGACGCACCCCACGTTCCGACTTCATTCGGTAACAGGTACGTCCAGGGTGTATTACTTACTGGTTCGTTGACACGACAGACACTGATCGAAGTACCTGAACCGTCGGCCGCCCCACCGGTGCATGGATCTTGAGCCATGATGATTCCTCATAAGTTGGTTGCTGTAAAATTGTACCATTCGAATGATTTTCACGATAGGTTAAAATAATTCTTGACGATGTGATAAATGTGATTTAAAGTTTAGCACGTAAACAACATAAACGAGGATTTAAAAATGTTTAAGAAACTAATTCTGGCGGCATGTTTATCGTCAACGCTTTCAGCATGTTATAACGATGCGGATGTAGCAAGTCGTAACGTGAGTAAAGCCGCTGACAATTTTGAAGCAAATCGCCGTTTTGTTTTTTATAACGGTATAACCGGCGAATTCATGTTGGAAATTACAGGACTGTGCTCTAAGGATAATAATAGTACAGATCGTACTCTCGGTGTGATTTGTAAAACCGGACCTAATACTTACAAAAAGCATATGTTGGGGTTATCTGATAACGTCACCTGGTTTATGGAAGACATTAGCGGTACAAACGCATCCATAAATCAGTATCGCGTTACTTTCAAACCTTCTGTAATCATTCCAGATATTGAGATCCGCTAATGAACGTAAATATCAAACTGTTAAACGAAAATGCAACCGTCCCGTTTTATGCATCAGCCGGTGCGGCGTGTTTTGATATCGCCACCGACGGTGACATTCAGTACGACGAATACGGTAACGCGTTATGTAGCACTGGTCTGGCGTTTGAAGTACCTGACGATCATGTCATGCTGGTTTTCAGCCGTTCAGGTCACGGTTTCAAATACGACATCAGTCTGAGTAATTCTGTTGGTGTGACCGACTCCGATTACCGCGGTGAACTGAAAGTGAAATTACGCGCTGATTCAACTGCTGGTCAGGAAATTCTGGATAACCTGCAGAAAGGTGATCGTATCGCCCAGGCTATGATTATGCCTGTCACTCAGGTCACACTGAATGTTGTTAAAACTCTAACTGAAACTGAACGCGGTACAAATGGTTTTGGGTCAACGGGGAAATAAATAAAAAGCCCGCTTCGGCGGGCTATCTCACATCTTCAGCTGTAAATGGTACAACCACAGTCTGTAACCACCAGTTATCATCACGACCTTCTGTTTCAACACGCACACCTGTAGGTTGACCATAACGAATACATGGATCCTGCCACACTGCTTCGAAACCCTGCACAATCTGTTCACACAGTTCATCGTTCTGATAAACGCTGTCGCCTTTCAGTGGTGTGAAAACGTTGATATACGCGATACCAACGCGATTACGGCGCACTGGCACACCTTCACCACCTAACGTTGTGACAGCGCCAGCATTAAAGCGTACGTTCAGCCTTACCCATGTATCCTCTGCACCAGGATCGAACTGTTCACCGTCCAGTTCTGTTCCCTGTACGATTAAATTCAATCCCAGTAAACGGGTAGTGATCGTTGCGCGAATATCGTTAATTGTCATTTATTTCACTCTCGCTGTGAAACTGGCTATTTCAATCTGAACAGCTTTATCGACGAATCCTGCCGGCGACTGTTGCGACCATCCGTTATTCAGTCGGTTTATATAGGGTACGTGATTAGAAATATAAATCGTACCATCCGCAGGTTGCCACGCTAAAAGTGAAGCAACACCGGCTGCTTGTGCTGCTGCACGACTTGCGGTTTCACCGGCTGGACCATCGTTTCCTGTTGCAGTTTGACCAATTGACGGCCACCAGTTTACAGAAGCCCATCCTGTATCAACAGGCGTACCTTCCGGCGGATTTTCAACTAAACGACCGTGAATACCCAGCGCCAGAGAAATAACTTCTTTACGTGCAGCATTCCGTATCTCAGCTTTAACGGCGTCGATCTGTTTCTGGATGCTGCTGACCATTAGCCGCGAACCTCATGGAATGCAGCAGCCTGAATACCGCTGATACGAGGTTGCTCGTTTTTCAGTAACACATATTTCGTTCCGTCACCCAACGTAACCGTATCGCCTTCCTTACTTACCCAGGTAATATTCGGCACACCTGCAACAATCGTATTCAGATAAACCTGTGCACTGTTGCGTACAGACAGTAAATCAGTGTACCACTGTGTTACCTGGCGTACAGTTTGTGTACCGCTGTCAAAACGACTTACAGGACCCATCAGTGCACCAATAACAGACCAGGTTTCAGTAACGGTAATTTGCTTTGTAGGGTTGGCTGGGTCACGTGTCTGTGTACTACGCGTAATCGTGGCGGTCTCACCAATTTCAGACATGGCGGTCTGAACACCTTCAAGTACGTCAACCGCGTAAGAAATATTACCCATAATCAGATACCGCTGAAAGGTGGATTATCAAACTCGCCGTCGTTGAACTTGCGCTCAATACAGTCACCGGTAAAAAATGCACCAGCTACACGACGTGATGTAGATCCTGACGGACCGCCCGGGTTACCCGCACCCTGGTTTTTACGATACACCAGATCGAGTTTCAATTTGTTCAGTCCGTTAATCACCGCATTCCAGTCGAGTGAAATCTGACCGACTTTAATATTAGGTTTAGTTGTGTAAGTTGACAGCGTACTGTCAACCATAAAAATCGCACAATCAATAGGCGACATTCCGGCATCAAGCAAAGTACCGATCTGTTCATCTGTCCACTGCGACTGAATGTTGTTATTCCCGTTAAAGAACAGCTTTACGAGTTCGATCTTTGACTGGTCAGCCATTATGTAAGCCTCACAATAATACTTCCTGACCGCTGACGATTGATGGTGTCACACCTGCGGTACCCGATTTAGTAAACAGCACGGTTGCACCGGCTGGTACTTCAAAACTTACAGACTTTGTTTTATTCACTTTTCCGGCCAGACCGAGAAGGATAGCGTCACTCATTCTTGCCACCTCAGTACCATTTACAGTTGCTATAACAGTAACGCTCTGACCCAGCGACAAGGTTGCTGTAAGTGAATAACTGAAAGTATAACTTACCAGCGCGTTACGTGTCGAACTGATAGTGAAACCTGTACCAATGGGACGTCCTGCTGATCCCACCGGTGTCATTGAAGGTGATGTGATACCGTCAAGTTTGGTTTTATCAGCCGCTGACATTAAACCTGATGTACTGGTCGTCGCATTCGTTGTAACAGTCGCGTTGACGCCCGGGTCACCCTTCGGTATACCGAAATTTAACGTATAGTTGGGTGAAGATCCGCTTACACTTACTGTAACAGGTGACCCAGCAGGTAACGTTGTTACAGTACCAATACCTAAGATAACAGACTGCCCCTGTGATCCACGTGGTAATCCGAGATTCAAAGTCTGAGTCGGTGAGTTACCCGTAATTGTGGCTGTAGCACTTGAACCTGCAGGTAATGTGTTCACAGTACCTATTGTCAATGAATTTGCCGCACCGGGTTCACCAGCGGGTATTCTGAAAACAAGTTGCTGAGAAGGTGAGCTACCTGTAATCTCAACTTCAGCATCCGACCCGGGTGAAAGTGTTTCTACCGCAGCGACTGTCAGTTGATTGTTTAAACCGGACTCACCTGTAAGATCAGATAAAGCTATCAGATTCTGCCATACCCCGTCGGTCTGACGCCACTGAATGTGTTCGCCGTCATTTTGAAGTTCAACAGAAAGTCCATCTGAGCCGGTAAGTGAAGATACAGAAAGTAAATCAGACCATGATGAATCACCAACAAGTCGCCACTGAATCATACCTGAACTGGTACGGAATTCGGCGGCTTTACCGCTGATCTGTGAGAGCGGTACAAGTACATTCCATTGTGACTCATTTTCCTGTTTCCACTGAATGGCATCATCAGCAAGTGTTAACTCTACACTTTCACCGTTTTGTCCGGTCAGTGCGCTGATAGCTATCAAATTCGCCCACGCATCACTGTCTGCGTAACGCCAGGTTATGTAACCGTTATTTGTACCTAATTCAATTTCACGACCGTTAGTACCGGTTAATGATGACACTGAGATCAGGTTATTCCAGGTTGAACTGTCGTTATCCTTCCACTGGATATGTTCACCGTCATTACGAAGTTCAACATTAGCGTTTGCAGCTTGCGGACGCTTTAACATCAGGCTACCCCTTGCGAAACAACGGCGCTCCACTTGCTGTTCGGAAGCACACCGTTAAAAATGAATTTAACTTGCGTGGTTGCTCCCCGGCCTGACGGTTTAACACGATCCGTTTGCAAAAATGAAAGTACATCAATATTTGTTCCGTCTGGTACGGAATCCCATGACACGCCATCATCGGGTGAAGTCATGACTGTAAAACTACCAGCAGTAACGGTCTGATCAAATGTCAGACTTTCTAATGTGAAAATCGGCTGACGACCGTAAAGGTCAAAGATATATTCTGACCCTGTTGTATCGCCGCCAACTTTAGTAATTGTTAAGGTACTACGACCATTAAGCGATACCATCGGCGCTCACTCCCAGGTTTTCAACCGCCCAGTCGATCGCTTTCTGTTTACCCTTAATTTTTTCAGGATTCATTACAGCGCCGTGCATGAGAACGTCATACCAGCCAGCACCTTTATGATCCAGTGTAACAGCGCTCACTTCGTCAGTTTTCACTTCGTCAGTTTTCACTTCGTCAGTTTTCACTTCGTCAGTTT